ATGTTTCAACAACAAATTGATATTACCCGGTTGGAAGTTGCGTCATCCAATTGGATGAATGATTTTCAGTTTTGGCTGCGCGAGAATGACCGCGTTGAAAAAACAATCAGCGCGTATGTGCAGGATTTGCGCCATTTCAATAAATTCTTTCACCATGAGAATGCGAGTTCATTTACCCCCGATCAACTCAACGCAACCGATGTTAAGAAATATTTCGCGGAGCAGGACACGGATAAATCGGTCGCTCCCGCGAGTCGTAACCGCAGACTTTCCACGTTGCGCGTGTTGGTGCGTTGGGCTGTGGAGGCGGGATTGTTGGAGTATGACCCGACTGTCTCTATAAAACGGCAGCCTGTGGAGCCAAGTCCGCGCGATAGGACGGGGAACGAAATGAAACGATTGAATGCGGCAATCAGCCAGGGATCGCACTTGAAATGCAATAGCGCAAATCATATATGGCTTGGTCTGCGGGACCGCGCAATTTGGATTTTGTTCAACAGCGCGGGCTTGCGAGAAAGCGAGGTTGCGGGCTTGGATGTAACTGACCTGGATTTTTCAGCAAATGAAATCAATGTGTATGGCAAGGGCGCGAAAAAAGCGACTGTGGAAATGAGTTCTGAGGCGATGAATGAAATCGCTGAGTGGCTGAAAATGCGCGGTGTGAGTTCAAATGCGGTGATTACTGATTGGGATGGAAATCGTATTACGCGCGGGCAAATTTGGCGTCGTATAAAGATGATTGGCGCGGCGGCTGGCGTGGGCGATTTGAAGCCGCATGATTTGCGACATACATACGCATTTGCTTTGTCGGATGCGTTGAAGAAACAGGGGCTTCCTGAAAGCGCGATCACAAATGGCGTGCGAAAGCAACTGCGCCATGCCGATGAAAAAACAACCCGGCTTTATTTTGGAATACGGGATAGCCAAATCCGCGCGGCGTTGGAGGTGATGTGATGGAACAGAAACTTGAAGAAATGACCATGAATGATTTGCTGAAAGCGATCCGCGTGCAGAGCCAAGTTACTGCGAAGGCGCAGGAAGCGATTGTCGAAGAATTTGAGCGGCGCGTGAGGATGTTGAATATAGGCAAAAAACAGATTGTGGGAAGGGTTGCCGAACTCAATGCAGACGAGCGATTAGGCTACCCGCCTGCGGATGTGTTTTCCAATGCTCCGCTTGCGCTTGTGCAAGTGCAATTGGAAACAGAAGTGCGGGCGTTGAAATGGGTTTTGAAAGTTTTGGAGAGTGAATAATAAACCTCAAAGACCGCTTTATGGAATGGTATTTATCGCGGCTTGACCGCGTGATGGATTTTGTCACATTCGGGCTGTGGGAACAGATCCGCGGCGAGGTGACGTGGAACGAAATCAAAATCAAAGGAGAACGATAGTGAATAATTTATATCCAGTCAAATGTCCGTTTTGTTCTGAGGTAATCGAATCAGTGCTTGGAAAGTCGTCCTGTGCAAATTGCGAAAGGGGTATCACCGTTGTTGAAATTAAAAACGGTGAAAAAGATTTGCGCTATACAACGCTTGAAGCATTACAGAATAATTGGAAAGCCGATCCGAATTGGGATATTGAGAAAACGGAAGGCTTCGAGGCATACCGTGATGAGTTGTCGGCTTGGCGCAAGACTTATGAATTAGAGTGCGATTTGAGAGAAAAGAAACGCAAACATAAAAGAGCGTACTTTATGCGCGAACAAACTGGCGTCAAGAATTTCGATATCGCCTTGGCGTTGCACACGTTCAACGAAATCGAGCATGAAGTCTCTGCGCAAGACCGCTATATTGGCGAATTTGATAACGTAGCGAATCAAGTGAAAGTTGAATTAATGCAAGCGCAAATCCGCGCTACGTTATTGCTTGCGGCGCAGGTCGAACGTGTGGCGGATGAGTTGAAAGAGATGCGCCTGCATGGTTTGATTGTCGGTCAGGCGTAATCAATGGGCAAGCGCGTCGAGTTGGTCACGCAGTTCAAGGCGGCGTATGTTCCACTCCCGCCAGAAATGGTGGAGGCTCGGCGCGCGGGACTACTGCTGCTATTGCAATGGATTGACGAGGACATAAAAAATGAGCATACGAGATTTGATAGTGATTGTCGTGGCAGTGGAATTCGGTCTTCATTATTTCAACTGGCGAATGCTCCTCGGAAAGAAACTTCCGCGCCTGGGCGCTTATACGCTTGGTTTATTGGGCATGATGGTTCCGCTGTCCGCGTGGCTTATAGACCGCAACGAGATTGAGATATTCCAAACGTTATGGGCAGTGATATGCGCGGCTGGTTTGACGGTGTTCGCGCTATATGGTCTTGACCATTATCTTGAGATGCAAAAGCAGAACGTGGAAGCGGATCAACGCGAACAGGCTATGAGCGCAATCATAAAGGACAAGGCAAATGAGCCGGGCAAATAAACGCGATACTGAGATACGCGCCGCGCTTGAAACCATCAGCGCCGAGGTGGCTGTAACACGCAAGATGATGATTGTCACCAGGCTACGAGTGGAGCAGGCAAGGGATCGCACTGGATTGGACGCGCTGTTATGCCCAGCGCTTGACGAGATAGACGAGGTAAACAAGGCGGTCACGATGATTGGACAGCAGGTCAGCGTGGCGTTGCGCAAGTTGGAGCAAGGTTGATGGCGCGGCTAACGGTTTATTGCAGTAGTAGTAAGAATCGCATAATACCCATTTTGAGTGCGTTTCGCTGGGTGGGCGCGGGGTGCGTAGAAAACGGTTTATGGCGGTCAAAAAGGATGCGACATAACATGGGGTTATGTCGCATGGGATGGGTAGGGGGTGGGGATGGGGGTGGTTTACTTCTTTTTTTTGGGGTGGGGGGATCGGTAAGTGGCTGAAAAATTCTGAGCAGGTTTGTAGAAATGCTCAAAAATGAACGGACGGTTTGAAAAATTTTGTATGTTTGGACGGTGAAAATGACGGTCAATTATGAACAATTCATTGAGGATGTGCGGAACGCGAATCCGATTGAGGATGTGATCCAGAGCGCGGAGTTTGGGGGCGTGCAACTGGAGCGGGGATCGCATTTGTTGACGGCGACGCACCATGATAGTTTGAAGGTCAGCATTGATTATCAAAATTATCATTGGTATTCCAAAGAGGGAAGTGAGAAATTTTGGAAAGGCGACGTATACGCATGGGTGCAGATGCAATGCGGCTGTGATTTCATGGAAGCGTTGCGGAGACTGGCTGCTCGGGCGCGGATGGAGATGCCGCGCCTGGATGAAGAGACGAAGATTAAGTTTGCGGCAGTACGTTTGACTGAGGACGCTTTTAGCGTTGCGACGAAGATTTTTGCGGAATGGCTTTGGAAAGACGAGGCGGCTCTGGCTTACACACGCGGGCGCGGCTGGATGGATGAAGTGATTTGTTTATCCGTTACCGCTGATGAAGCATTACGAGAAAACGCGCCTTATAAATTTTTACCTGAAACCATGAAGGCAGCTGAAAAATTAGTCAAAGAGGGGAGCGGGTTTGTAGTTATTGCAAGTGGAGCAGGGTTGGGGTTTGCTGGGCGCGGGACGCCGCAAGAATATGAACAGATGAGGAACGCGCTTGCTGCTGCTATTGATATTCATTCACCGGCGGCGGTGGCTTTGCTTGGGCTACGCGGCGGGGTGAAGGCATGGGGCGAGGCGCGCGGGATTGACGTTTCTAAATGGGTGGAGAAGGACAGAATTCCATCCATGTTGGGATGGGCTAATAATTGCGGATTGATTTATCCGTTTGTCGAGCGCGGAAAAACCGTGACATTCACGCGCAGAAATTTGTTATGGGGTGAAGATGGGAAGATTGTTGGAAACGATGAATGGAAAAGTTATAACCTGCCGAAAGAGTTAATGGGCGGGATGCGGTTATATCGTAACCGCGTATGGTCAAAGCATACGGAACGAGAAATATTTGTCGAGGGTCCCGCGTGCGCGGTGACTTTCCTGCAATGGGAAATGCAGCGAAAAGCGCTGCTGAAAAAATATCGGGATGAGAAAAAAGACGCGCCGATTTGGTTGGAATCCATGCCGGAAATGTCTGCTACTGCTATCAATGGGAAGGAGTGGCACGGCTGGGCGGATGAAATCGGGAAGGAAACAAAGGCTGAGGATGGTCACGAGTCAAGTTTTATCGGCTTTGACAGCGATAAAGCGGGGAAGTCGCCATTGAAGGGCGAGCGTGGAAATGAGTTTGAGTTGGCTGAGAAGGTCGGAGCGTTGACGCGCGTGTTGGAGTTTCCCGAAAAGGACGCGAATGATTGGTTGAAATGGATGGTCAAGAGCGGCATATCGGTGGAAGACCAATTGGAATTAGTAAATCAACAATTGGGAAACGCGAAGCCGATGGCGATCCATGCGGCGCGGTGGATGGGGGAACAGCGGAATGAAGACCAATTGAAGAAAGCGGCGGTGCGCGTGGCGCGGATTTTGAATTCGCTGAATGGGGTGGATGTGCAATTTTATATGAAGGATTTATTGAAGGCGCTGGCTCCGCTGGTTGGGGATGACGGGCAAAAACTTTATGGAACAAAGCGCGACGTTGACCAGTGGCTCGGCAAGGTGAAGAAGGAAGAAAAGGGGAACGGGAAAAAAGAAGATAACGTTGAGTATAGTTTCGGCGGGCGCAAGGGGAAGTGGCTTCTGGAATATTGCTATAACCCTGAGACCGTGAAGGCGCATTGGGCATACCGCGACCCGGATGGGAACGTGGATGAAAAAGACGAGGTGCTGATTGATGGGATTATCCAGCGCCCCAACCCGCCTGAGCAAAATAAGATGATTACCGGCGGATCCATTTTGTTTCCGTCTGGTTTGGCGCGAAATAAAGACGGAAGTATTGACCGAAAATCAACGAAAGAAATTGTAAATAAAATGTCTTCTGAATTCCGATTAGATTACATTTTCGAGGAGCATAAATGGTCAATCCTTTCCGCGTATTGGGTGATGGGAACGTGGGCTTACGATAATTTCCATGAATTGGTCTATCTGCGGATGGTGGGCGATGCGGGCGCGGGGAAGTCTGCGCTGCTGAATTTGTTGATGTGGACGAGTTATCGCGCGATCAAAATGAGCGGCGCGGACAGTGATGCTACATTTTTTCGCATTGCGGATGAATGCCAGGGAGCCATGTTTTTTGAAGAGGCTGATTTTGACGAAAAAACGGGACCGGAAAACCCAAAAATAAAATTTATAAATTTGGGCGCGTTCGACGGGAATCCAATTTATCGTTTGGAGGAGTATTACAAGCCAGACGGCACAAAGGGCTGGCGGGCGACTCCATACAATACGTATTGTCCAAAGGCTTTTGCGATGCGCGGCGATTTTATGGATAATGCGGTGGCTTCGCGCTCGATCACCATTAAATTGACCGCGGCTGAGACATCCACCATGAAAGAAAATAATATTTCATGGCGAATGACCGACGAGATGAAGCGAAAACTTTTACACCTGCGCAATTTATGTTTGACGTGGCGGCTGTATGAATATTCCTTCGAGGAGCGCGAGTTGGGATGGGATTTGATTGATACAGATATTCCGATGCGATTGAATCAGGTGACTGCGCCGTTGAAATCTTTAGCGAAAAATATCGACGGCAGCAAGGATGAAGAATTTCTGAATCAAATGGAGGTTTTACTGCGCGAGCATTACCAAGATTTGATCGGGGACGCTTCAATTTCATGGCAGGCGCGAACGGCTGAAGCGTTGTGGAAGATTTATACGCTTTCGGATTTACAAGAGCGCATGGATATTGCAAATGACGGCTCGATATTGATTAAGGTTGGAGATGTGACTGCCATCGTGAATAATATCGCGGACGAGATGAACGATGAGGGGTCTGATCTGCGCGTGCAAAAAGTGGAATATGAAACCATCAAGGGCGCGGATGGGGAGGAGAAGACGATTGAAAAGAAGCGCCATAAGAAAGAATTCGAGAAAGGCGCGCAGAGCATTGGTCATATTTTGCGGAAGGATTTTCAGTTGGAGTTCCCACCACGCAGCGGGACTAAAGGCTATCGTGTGAAATGGGACGACGCGAAGATGACGGCAATTGGGAAGAAATACGGATGCCTGCCTGCGACAGATGTGATTGAAAAGGCAAAACAGGCTCTGGCTGGGCGGCGGGGCGGGATGCCAGAGAAAAAGAAACCTGAACAGGCGCAGATGACGACGGTCTTGGGGAGACCGATGTATAAAAACGAGGCTGGGGAGTGGGTGGAAGGGGAGTGAACAGATGAACAGTTTAGCCCGCTGGCGACAAAAACAATTTTGTTTTGTCGCGGGACGCAAAAAGTGTTCATCTGTTCATTTGGGCGCGATTCTGGGCGTTTTTGGGCGTTTTTTCGCTATTTTTACTGAAAAAGCCTTGTTTAGTTCGTTAGTTAGTTAGTGTATAGATGATGATGGATGAATATATATAGGTTAGTATGCGCGATTTTGCGCTGTATCAAGTGAACAGATGAACAGTTGTTTTTTGAAGTGTTCACTGCATTTGCTAAAGTGTTCATTAAATAATTTACCCGCCTATCATGGTGGAGTGTCTAGGTCAACCACGACCGGCGGGCGAGTGAAAGTATATCAAAAAAGGAGTGTCTATGAGCAAGTTACAGGTTACAAGTTACAGGTTGCAGGTTTTGTTGGCGGTTAGTTTGGTTTTGACCAGCTGTGCGGATATGCGAGCGCGGGCGGCGCAGGATGGGTTGTCTGGTGTGACGGCTTCTCCAGTGGCGACGGGGACTCCTACGGTTGGCTGGCAGGCGACTGCGCAAGCAGCGCAAGCAACGGCGGATGAGGCACGGCGGGTGAATGCGGCGGCGACTGCCGAACATGAGCGTTATTTGGGGATTGCCATCGAGGGCACAAAAAGCGCGAATGAGTTGGAGTTGGCGCGGGTGTGGCAGACGGCGACATTTGCGCCCACGTCTATTCCGCTGACTGCAACGGCTCAGGCGAACCACGACCAGCAAATCCTTGCCGAACAGCGATTGATTTACACAAAGATTACGCAAACGGCTGAGGCTCCGCGCAGGTTGATCGAGATGAAGGTTGCCGAGGTGTATGACGCGCGGGTAGATTTTTATTTGCGGATGTTTGCGTATGGCGCGGTCGGATTCTTTTTGATTGCCATTCCGCTTGTCTTCTTTGTGGCAAAGAGGACTCCGCCGGTAATTATCCGCGAGGTGGAAAAGCCTGCGCCGATGATGATGGTGAACCAGGGTGAAACGGTGATTCATTTGCGCGATGAAAATGATGGATTTGTATCCATGCGGCGGGTGGTGGCGCCTTGTTCGGCAGGGATGTTGACTGAATTTGCTGAAGGGATCATTTCAGGCGATAAGACCACTTCTTACGAATATTGGGCGCGCGTTCCGTGGTCGCATAAAAAATATTCCGCGTTTCGCGCCTGGCTTACCGATAAAAAAATAAATTATGCAATTTTGAGCGACAGCACAGGAGAAATTACTATCAACGAAGATGGAAAGAAGTTCTTACGCGGATGGCTGGAGACGCGCCAATTGCCCGCGCAGATGGATTTTGGTCTTGAGGATGATGACGCAGAATTGCCGGTGATTATCCCCAGCGCGACAGATAAATTGACAGCAGTGAATTCATAAACAAAAATAAAGGAGAATAAATAACATGGCTACAAAACTTGGTTTGGATATGGGACGTTCGTCAGTAAAGGTTACAGGGGCGGCGGGAAATATTTTGTTTCCCAGCCTGGCGGCATTGCCCGGTGGAAATAGCGCGGAGTTGGTGAGCCGCTCGAAAAAGAATCGCCCGATGTTGATCGGCTTGGACGGGCGCGAGTTGTTTGTGGGACACAACGCGCACCGCGCTGGCATTCAGCCGCTGGAAAATTTTTCGATGGATCAATTGACGGATGCGACTATCGAGATGCGCGCAATTTTGGCAGGGACGTTGACGGCGTATCAGCGGAAGTTTGGCGAGTTTACCGAGCCGCTGGAAGTGGTGGTGGGATTGCCGTATCAGTTGTTGGATGGGGATAAAGAGCAGACTGATAAATGGAATCGCCAAGTTAAGGGGTGGATTGGCGGGGCGCATGAATGGCTGGCGGACGGGAAGGAACTATCCGCGACGATTGTGAAGGTGGGGCTTGCGCCGCAGGCGTTTGGGGCGCAAACGGATTACGTGTTTGGGATGGACGGTAATCCGATTGACGAGGCGCGGGCGCAGGTGATGAAGCGCGAGAACGGCGCAATTTCCATTGGTTCGTCCACTGTGGAAACACAGGTGACGTGGAAAGATATTGATACGCGGCGTTATTGCGGCGGGAAGCCGATTGGCGCGCGCTGGTTGAAGTCCGTTTCGGATCCGCGCGACCGATATTATTTTGGCGAGTGGAGCGAATTGTTGCAGGCGGGCGAATTGCCGGAACAATTCAGCGTGACTCCATATCTCGACTCGTGGTGGACTGAGGTGGATCGTTTTTTGAATGAGAAGTGGCGCGAGGATTGGGAGCGTTTCTCGAAGATTTTCGTGGTGGGCGGCGGGGCGATTCTGTTGAAGGATCACCTGGCGCGGAAGTTCAACGGGCGCGCGGTGTTTTTCGACGATTCGATTATGCCGATTAGCCGCGGCCTATATAAAGCGGCGTTGAGGATGAGGTAGGTTGCAATGGCGAGACATAAGAATGCTGTTCCATCAAGGCGAATGGAATTGAATGTGAGAGTGCCGCAACCGATTACTGATCCGCGCATACAAAAAGCGGTAGATTGGGTGATCGAGATGAATAAGAAAAAGAAGGCTGCTCCGATGGCTTGGGCTCTGCTGGTATCCGCTTTGAATGGGGAGTTGGGGGACGGCGTGCAGGCTGCGGTGGAGGCTGGCGCAAAATCCGCTGATGAGGCAGTGAAGGCATTGGAAGATGCTATTGAGACATGGATCAGTTGAATTATTAACCGCCAAATTGAATTTAACCGCCAAGAAACACTCCCCCAATTTTTGCGCTCATGCGTATGAGCAGATGCGCGAGGGCGCGCGAGATTTTTGGAAATATCTCCCGGTAATGGGGGAGTGGAATGGCGGAAGGATGAAATATGAAGGATGAAGAAAATAATCTTACGATGGATGATTTGATATTGAAACCTTATCGCGGGTTGGTGAAGGCGGTTTTCGAGGGCGGGTCTGAACGGATAGCGGCAGTATGGAACCGCGATGGTTATGAAAACCTGCGGGCGGCTATTTACGACGCGGTTTGTTTTTATGAGGATAAGACGAACATCCGCGCGGAGTATGTGTTTGTGAAGGCGTTGCCCAAGGGAGTTGATAACGGTTTTGAGGTTGGGAATGTGATTATTTTACAGGCGGATTGGGTGGCGCCGAAGTATCTATTTGTTTGCGCGCGGACGCGCGGTTGACCCCACCCCTAGCCCCTTTCCTTTTGACGCTTCGCGCAAAAGGAGAGGGGGATAAAGAAAGGAGAATCGATGGACGACTTGGACGGAAATATTCTGAAAAGTTACAACCTGTTTTTATGCGAGCGTGGTCATGCTTTGGGCGTGATCATCAAAAGACGCGTGCGCTATGACACGGATAAAGCGCATGTGAATTACAAAACTCCGCGCGTGTATATTTTCCGAGATGCAGTTGATTTGCAGGGACAAATCCCCAAGAAAATTGTTGTGTCTGGTTTTATGGATGGCAACATGCTGCGGATGCGCTGGAGATGCAATGTGAGCGGGTGCGGCTGCGAGACTCGTTGGGACCCTAACAAAGACGCGCTGGATTGGTTGAACGCGCGATATGGAAAAAAGGAAGATGTCATGCCGCAGGGCGAGCCGGAATATGGGTGTGTTGAAGGAGATGTGAAATGAATCAATTGCCGAAACGAATTCAGCGGAAGCGCGTGAAGGGTTGGCGAATGCCTGCAAATACTGTGTATGTTGGACGCCCTACAGATTGGGGGAATCAATTTGTTGTCGGTTTTGGGTGTGATCCTTTTATTGTAGCCAGCCACTGGTTGGCGCGGCATAAATTCGAGCAATGGATTGAGAAAGAAAAACAACTATATCCGAACTGGTTTGCCGAATGGCTTGCGCCCCTGCGCGGTAAAAATCTCGCGTGTTGGTGTCCGCTGGATCAGCCGTGTCATGCGGATGTGCTGTTGAAACTTGCAAATGAGGAGAAATAACATGCCAGCGCGAACTAATATCCATTGGGCGGATTATCAGAGCAATATGCTCTATGCCGTGTTGAAGAGCGATGAATTTCGAGAGGGTCATGCGTGCGTGCGGGTGAGTCCGGGGTGCGAGCATTGCTGGGCATCCGCATTCAATACGCGACTGGGAACGGGACTGCCCTACACGGCGCAAAATTTGAAAAAGGTCGAGGTCAATCTGCATGAGACCGAGTTGAAGCGCATTACAAAATTCAAGCCAAAGCCGCTGAAGGGTGAATCCGCGTTCAAGTGGGGACGGTCCCGCGCGGTGGTGTTTCCGTGCGATATGACGGATATGTTCGGGGAATGGGTGACGGATGAAATGCTGGACCGCATGTTTGAGGCGATGTATTATCGCGCGGACGTGGATTGGATGGTGTTGACAAAACGCCCAGGACGCGCGGCGCAATATTTACAGGCGAAGGCGCAGGCGGGCAAGATGCCGTTGAAAAATATCTATATCGGATGCACGGTAGAAGACCGGATGCGGGCAGATTTGCGCGTCCATCCCATGCGGACTATTCACAGTTTGGGATGGAATACGTGTGTGAGTTATGAGCCTGCGCTTTCGAGCGTGGATTGGAATGATTGGTATTTCATTCAATGGCTGGTGTGCGGCGGGGAGAGCGGCGCGGCGGCACGTCCCATGCACCCGGATTGGGCAAGGGGCGCGCGGGATTTTTGCGTGCGGAATAACATTCCATATTTTCATAAACAGAATGGCGAATTTGCGCCACTATCCGCGCTGAATGTTACGGACGCGACAACGTTCAAGCATAAGCCGATCAACTGGGAAGGGACGATGCTCTATCGCGTGGGGTTGGGATTGGCAGGCAGGCTGTTGGATGGCAGAGAGTGGAATCAAACGGCGAGGTGAAGCATGGCGAAGTTGATGGATGAAGTTCAAAATGCTTTGCGGGTTCAGAGATATGCCTATAAAACTGAAATCCAATATATGAATTGGATTCGCAGATACGTGCGTTATTTTTTGCCCAAACATCCGCGCGAGACGGGCGTGGAAGGCGTGCGCGAATTTACGACTCGTTTGGCGGTGGATGAAAATATTTCACCATCTACGCAAACTCAATGTCTGGCTGCGCTGACATTTTTATATAAGACGCTTGGCATTAAGTTGGGCGATATTGGCATGGTACGCGCCAAAAAAGATAAACTTCTTCCGTTTGTCTTGACCGAGGAAGAGACAATGAATCTATTAATGAATTTAAGCGGCGTTTATCGCATTATGGGCGAGATCATCTATGGCGGCGGTTTGCGATTGATGGAATGTTTACGGCTGCGCGTGAAAGATGTTGACCTGGATAATTTGTCAATTACCCTGCATGAAACAAAAAGCAATCGCGACCGCGTAACGTGCCTGCCATCTTCGGTAACACCGATGTTGAAATTGCACCTGGCGAAAGTAAAGGCAATACACACAGAAGACCTTGCAAATGGAATGGGACGCGTCGAGATGCCGTATGCGTTTGACCGTAAATCGAGCAATGCAGGTTTGGAGTGGGGCTGGCAATATGTCTTTCCGGCGGCTAGATTTTCCAAAAATCCGCGCACAGGCGAGAAAGGTCGTCATCATATTTATGAAACGAGTTTACAGCGAGCCGTAAAAGAAGCGGCAACGGCGGCAAGGATTTCAAAACCGGTTGGAGTTCATACACTGCGGCATTGTTTTGCGACGCATTTGTATAAAAACGGAACGGATATTCGGACAATACAGGAGTTGCTTGGACATCAAAAACTTGAAACGACAATGATTTATGTGCATTTACTCGGGGGCGCGGCAGTTAAGTCGCCGTTGGATCGGTTGACTGCTAATCCGCTTATACGGCAGGTAGTTGTAGAATCATGAGTTAGACCCCTTCGTGAAGGAGAAGGTTATGAACAGAGAAGAAATCTTGAAAATGCCCGCAGGTCGTGAAATGGATTTGTTGGTTTGCAGGCACGTAATGGGTATCGAAGCGCGTTGTACTGTCATTGAGTATCAGGGCAAAGAGGTTGTAAATAAAAAATATACAGCAACTATAAATCATGAATTAGTTGACATGCCGTATTATTCCACCGAGATTGAATCGGCTTGGAATGTCGTAGGCAAAAAAGATATTGATGGCTGGTCGTGTGTTGTTGAAAACCTGCGCGGATATTGGCAATGTACATTTGCAAAAGTTGGAAACACTGGCGCGTATTGTTCTGAAAAACTTGCGCCACTTGCAATATGCAAAGCCGCTTTACTAACAGTCGTTCCCGTCACCGAAGGCGGGGTCTAACATCGCGTGCAGTGGATTGGCGGGTACGGCGCGGCTTGAAAGCGAAGTTTCGCAACCCGCCAACCACTAACGCAAACCGTTGGGCGGTTCTCGCTCAACGGCATAAGGAGTAAACAATGGAATTTGTAAGATTAGAATCCATGTTCTACATATTGCTTTTTGATTCTGATTATGTTAAAATTTTCTGGAAGTTGAATATTTTTGCAAGCCCTTATTTGAAGGGCTAAACCATGCAGCAGTAAAAAGCGCGCTGCGACCTATTTGGTCGCGGCGCGCTTTTTTGTTGCCTATTTTCAAAAGGAGATTTGCTATGAAAAAATTTGCTTCCATTTTATTCGTTGCGCTGGCGCTGGCGTTGTTCGTTTTTCCAGCCGTTCAGGTTGGGGCTGCGTCTTCGCAGGCTCCGACGTATGCGCCGCATTTGCAGGACGCGAATCCGCCCGTTGCTCCGGCGGAGTTACCGCTTGAATTGCAGGCGTTGGTTGCGGCGGGGATTGGTTTCCTCGTGACCGCAGGACTCAAGTCGCTTTCGGTATTGTTAAATAAGGACATCAGCGGCTGGGGTTCGGTGATCACCGGCGGGCTGGTAACAAGCGCGGTGTATTTCCTGAATGCGATCCTTTCGGCTGTGCCCGTTAGCGCTCAGCCATCCGTGGCTATTGGGTTGACATTAATTGTTTCGATTTTAGGCGCGTTTGGCGTTGCCGCGACTGTGAAGAAATTTCAGCCTGTAAAGGCTCCATTTTAATTTAGATGATCGGCTTCGAGACGTTCCTGCGCGAAAATGGTTGGCTGGGTTTTCTTATCTATGTTGTTGTCAAGGAAGCCTGGCCCTTTGTCCGCGATAAGGTATGGCCGTGGCGGGTCGCGGCGGCGGCGGCGGATAGAGAGCGGTTGAAGAAACTAGAAGACCGCGCAATATCGAACGAGGAGCGTCAGACGAGGGCGCTTGAAAGCATGAATACCACGATGCAATCGGTGGCGCTGGCGATTACTACGAACAACGAGCGCATGTCGCAGTTGATTGTGGGTCACGCGGATCATGCGCGGTTTACGCAGGACGCTATTTCCGCGATGCGCGAGACGGTGGCGGCGCGGCGCGCGGTAAAGCGCAATGTAAAGAGAATGTGATGACTATTTCAGCGTCTCCAAGTCAATTGAAATTCGAGTGGGACCTTCCAGAGGAAGAGTCCACTTCCGCTTTAAGCGCGGAAGAAATTCAACTGCGGAAGGATTTGGCTGAGGCTTTTATCTATAACCCCGAACATTGGGAAAAAGATGATCAGGGCAAACCCGTAAAACCCTATTGGCTTGAGCAAGCCACGACCTTGCGCGAAGGCAAAATGCGTTTCCCGTTCCGCGTAGCGGTCTTGACTGCCTGGTTATGCACGCCGAAAAAATACCGCTTCCCGAAAACGCAGGATGAATTGGCGAATATGCTCGGTCTGAGCAGCGACCGCGTGTTTACCGTCTGGATGGCGAAAAATCCGCAGATTAAAGCGGTAGTGCATAGCGCCTGGCGCGAACGCGTGTTGGATCATGTCAATGACAGTATGGAGGCAATGTTTGAGGTTGCCGCGCAACCCGATTACAAAGGACATGGCGACCGCGAGTTGCATTTCAAAGTTGCGGAAATCTTGACCGATAAAGTTATCCTGGACAAGACCGGCAATGTTGATCTAACCAAGTTGACATTTGAAGAAAAATTGAAACTGGCGGGCTTGGATGATCCAGACGCGCTGCTTGCATTGAAGAAAGAATTATTGCAAAACGATCTGGAACTTGAAGTCACTGCCGAGGATGAAGGCGATGCTGCCAGCGACGCTTAATGTCACCCGCGAGGAGGCGCGCGCGGAAGTGGGGCGCGTGCTGTTGGCGCGCGAATCGCTGGCGTATTTTGCCGAATACGTGAGCATGGATGATGAGGGAAATAGTTGGTACACGGCATACAAAATGCACCAATTGATAGCGCATGAGTTGGAGCAGGTTTTGCTTTACATCGAGAGCGGAGGCAAAAAAGGCACGCAGTTTTTGATGGTCTTGACCCCGCCCCAGCACGGCAAGTCCGCGCTTATCTCGCGCATGTTCCCGGCGTTCGCCATTGGAAAACTTCCCAATTTGCGCGTGTTGGAAATTTCATACGGCGCGGACTTGGCGAGCGAGCATAGCAAATTCGTCCGCAATTTAATTTTGTCGGACAGATATAAATCGGTGTTCGGGAAATTCTCGCCGAGCGAAGAGCCTGTCGCATTGGCGCAGGATAGCAAAGCGGCGGCGGCGTGGGATTTGGCTGCGCCTCATCGCGGCGGGATGATTGCCGTGGGCGTGGGCGGCGCGGTTCCTGGTCGCGCAAAGGGTCTGGTCGTTTGGGATGATCCAATCAAGGGACATAAAGAAGCGCAGAGCAAAGACGTGCGCGATGACGCCTGGGACTTTTACGTTTCCGCGTTGCGCGTGAGAACCATCGCGGGCGTGCTGGTGATGACGCATTGGAGCGACGACGACCCCGCGGGCAGAATTATGAAACAGATGGTCGAGAAATCGAACAGCGACCAATGGAAAATTTTATGCCTGCCGGGACTCATCGAAGAGAATATGTTTGCGGCGGATAAAGAGGAACAGCGCAAGAAAATGCTCGAAGGCGTTTACCTGCCGCTGCGCGATCCGCTAAAGCGAAAAGTGGGAGAAGCGCTTTGTCCTGAAATTTTATCGAAAGCGGAGATGTTGAAAATCCGCGAGCAGAGCGATTTTTATTTTTCGGCTTTGTACCAGCAGCAGCCGTATCCCAAAGACGGACAGAAATACAAACGCGCATGGTTCGAGACGGTGAAGAAAATGCCGGATGATTGCAAAATAAATTTTGCGGTACGGTATTGGGATAAGGCGAACTCGAAGCGCGGCGATTACACCGTGGGCGCGTTGATGTGCTATTGCAGCAATGAGTTTTTTTACCTGCTGGATATTGCGCGCATTCGGGATACATCTTATGGGCGCGATGAATTTATGAAGAAGGTTTCGGCACAGGACGCGCAGACGTATGGCAATGTGAAAATCTGGCACCAGCAGGACCCGGGACAGGCTGGGAAGGACGCGGCGGAAGCAACCAATAGAATGTTGATGGGCTATCCGGTGAAGTATGAAACCGTCAGCGGCGATAAAGCGGCGCGTTCGGAAGGATTGGAATCCGCGTTTCAGGGCAAACATATCCTGCTCATCGAAGGCAATTGGAATGAGGCGTTCATCAGCGAGTGCGTTGCTTTTACCGGCATGGATGGCGGTCACGACGACCAGGTGGACGCGGCGAGCAGCGCGTATCATAAGTTGATCCAAATGATAGGAAAGCACAAGAAGAGCAAAATTCTATGAACTTTTTTCAGAAATTATTTAGAAAGGCGGCGGGCGTTGTCTCGAAGGCATTTTCTTTTATGCCTGTGTGGACACGCTATGCCTTCTCTGCGATTACGTTCGATAAGATTATCCGCGAGGGGTATAAGGCAAACGCGGCTGTTTCTGCGTGCGCTACAACGTTACAGTTGACATTCCCCGAGCCGCCCTTGTTGGCGGGGTATGAGGAAGATGGGCGTTTCCTGCCGGACTATAAACATCCAGTAATGAGATTGCTGAAAAATCCGAACCCGGATATGGGGCTGGCGGAGTTTTTGCAGTTTGCAATTGCTTACGCTCCCATTGGCGGGAATTGTTATATCTGGAAACAGAGGGCTGTAAATAAAAAGGTGATTGCATTATGGCCTTTTAGCGACGCGCAAATTAATCCGATTGCGGGGCATGATACGAGCGAGGGCTTTGTTTCATATTATGAATATGACGCGGGCGACGGGAAGAAAATTCCGGTGTCGAAGGACGACATTATCCATTGGAAATGGATGATTGATCCGGCGCAACCGTGGCGCGGGATTGGGGCAATTGAATTGTGCGCGCGCGAGGTAGATAAGGATAACGAGGCGACGGCGTATATTTTTGCGCTGTTGAAAAATAACGCAGTACCCCCAGTGGTGATTACGCTGGAGGAAGACGACGACTCGACGCAAGACGAGATTGACGCGATGGGTTTGAAGTGGGTGCAAAAACATGGCAAGGGTCAACCGGCTTTTATATCCGCAGGGATGAAGGTCGAGCAGATGGGTTTTGATTTGAATAAACTTGCCGCAGATACGCTGGCGGATATTCCTGAGACGAGAATCGCTGCAAACTTCCATGTGCCGCCCTCGGTGGCTGGCTTAAATGTGGGGGTGAAGCGATCCGATTATGGAGACGCGGCGGCGCGTAAGGCATTTACTGAACAAACATTGATGGCTCTATGGCGGTCTCTGGCTTCGGAATTGTTGAACGGATTAAAGGACGAGTATCCTGGCACGCCTGCAAATTTCGTTTTGCAATTTGACTTGCGGCGAGTGGGGGCGTTGCAGGAAGAGTTGAGCAAACGCTGGGAGCGCGTGACTCTGGCGTTCAATCGGTCGCTGTTGACGCGGGGGCAGGCGAAGCAGGAATTGGGGATGCAGGTTGAACCTGGCGATGATGTTTATTTTGTTTCGCTGGCGAGCGAGTTTGTGAAGGCAGGCGGGGATGGGGTGGTGGATAGGAGCAGCGAGACCCCACTTCAAAATGGAAAGAGCGCCCCGACCCTTCCCTTTTTAGATACAAAAGAAGAGGGAAAAAAGGCGAATATGTCGAGCGCGATAGTTTTGCAGAAGATTCGGATGGATGTAGCGCGGCGGATGGGTGTGGCTGTGGATGTTTATTTTTCGCAGTTGGCGGATCGAGTAGTGGAGAGGGCGGGAAAGGCGACCACACCCCCGACCCCTCCCCATCCTTCGGCTATTGCTCAGGATGGAGAGGGGAGAAAAGACGATTTTCCGAATGCTGGCGATTTATTGAATGCAGATGATGCGGCAAAGTTGGCTTCATTGATAAAGCGTTTTTATGTGGAAATTTTGTCGCTTTCATGGGAGACGTTGAATTTGACTCTGGGGGTGGATTTGGCGTTTGATTTGGGCGATCCGCTGGTGGGGCAGTTGATGAAGATGGCAGCGGCGAATGTGAAGGAAATCAACGATGTGACGCGGGCGGCTATCCGCGAGGCATTGCAATATGGCGCGGATAACGGTTGGAGTATTGACCAGTTGGTACGCGGCGATGAGACATACCCAGGTTTGCGCGATATTGTGGATGAGGTTTACCAGGGGCGGGCGAGGACGATTGCGCGAACTGAATTGGGCAATGCACAAAATGCCGCGACGGCGGCACGGTATAGGCAGGCAGGGGTGAAGTTGGTTGAAATTTTGGACGGCGATGTGGACGCTCAATGCAAAATTGCGAACGGTCAGATTTGGACGGTAGATTATTTTGCGGAGAATCGGTTGCAACATCCGAATTGTGTGCGGGCGGCGGCGCCGGTGTTTGAGGATGTGGAGCCGGATAGAGGATAGATGGAAAAGTTTATTAAAGAAGTTAAATACCAGGCGAAAGAGCCGGTGCGGATTGAGCGAGAAGAGAATGATGTGGTAAGCATCGAGGGGGTGAAATACGCGGGCGATTATTTCCGCGAGTTTGGCGCGCCGGATACGGATGTGTTGTATGCGGTGATGCGGGACAGCGATGGCGTTGTGCGTTTGACGCTGGTGCGGACCGCGGAAGAAGCGATTGAATTCTTTAATGAACAAGAAGATTGCTTTGCCGCGAAGAACAAGAGCGCGGCTTGCAATGACATAGGAGATAAACATGCTGTATAAAACTTTGACGCATTTCGTGAAGGAATTGGACGCGAAGACGCGAACGGTGACGGGTATTTTCGCGGTGAACGGGAACGTGGACAGCGGCGGGGATATGTCTGTCAATGGCGCGTTCGAGAGGCGGCTGAGCGAAGGTCGCTCGCGCGCGCGTTTTTTGTGGAATCACAATTCGATGAACCCGCCGATTGCAAGTATTAAATCTATCCGCGAAGTGGACAGAGGCGGATTGCCCGCGAAAGTTTTGGAATTTGCGCCGGATGCGACGGGCGGCGTGGAGGTGACCCGCAAATATTATGAGGGCGTGCCTCTGGCTGATTGGGTTTTCAAGTCCATCGAGGAGGGCGATGTGACGGAGATGTCATACGCCTACGACATTCACGAATATGCCATCAAGAAATTGGACGATGGAAAAGAGATCCGCGTTTTGCAGGATGTGGAACTCTATGATGTGAGCGATGTCAATTGGGGAATGAACCCTGCAACGGCTGGAGTTAAGGGTCTGCCTGTGCCAGGCATGACTTTTATGCAACATTCCGCTTACGTGGAGTCCACGTTGGAGGAATACATTGCGCGCGTGAATGACCGCAAGACATTCCGCGAGCATGAGGGGCGGACGTTGTCGGATGCGACAAGGCAGAAATTATCTCAAATGGTTGCGGAGATCGAAACCGTTTTGAAAGAAACTGCCCCGCGCGCGGATGATGCGGACGTGTTGAACGAACTTGCGAAATTTGAGAAGTCAAAATTTATCTTTGCTTAAGGAGCAATATCATGAACTGGAAAGAGAAACTTGCCCTGCTCGATGCAAAACGCGCCGAACTCGCCGCGATTTTTGCGAAGGCAGCCACGAAGGTTGACGGCGCTGACCGCTATAACCTGACGCCGGAACAACTCGACGATGTGAAAGCGCGTAATGCGGAAATTGACGCGCTTGCGGTCGAGATCGAAAACCTGAAAGCGGTTGATGAAATCTATCAGCGCAATGCAGCCGCTATTCGTCATGGCAACCAGCCCGCGAGCCAGTTGCCTTTGGGCGGCGGGAAAAGCGGCGAACAGCAACAGCAGCGCGAGATGAAAAGCCTCGGGCAGTTGTTTGTAGAAAACGAAGCGTATAAGATGCGCCGCTCGGTCAAGTCCATTGAAGTGCGTTTGGATGATTTCGATTATCTCCAAGCCAAGACCCTGATGGAAACCGGCGCGGGCTTTGCTCCGCAGTCAATTCGCACCGGGCGCGTGGCTGAGTACGCTCATCGTCGCCCTGTAGTCGCGGACCTTATTCCGCAGACTCCTTTTGATCAGGCGGCGGTTGTGTACATGGAAGAGACCACGTTCACCAATAACGCCGCAACCCGCGCTGAGGGCGGTCAGGCGGGCGAGAGCGCGCTGGCGTTCACCGAGCGCAGCGCGGCTGTGCGCGAGATCGCGCATTTCCTGCCAGTGACCGAAATTCAGATCGAGGATGTGTCTTCGATTCAAAGCCTGATTGATAACCGCTTGTTGACCATGCTTGACCTGACCGAGGAAGTGCAACTCCTCACCGGCGATAACAACGCGCCGAATTTGAACGGTTTCCACACTGCGGTTTCACAGTCGCAGGCGAAGGGCGCGGATCCCACTCCCGATGCGATCTATAAGGCGATGACGAAAGTACGTCACACCGGGTTCGCCGAACCCAGCGCGGCAATTTTCCACCCGAACGATTGGCAGGACGTGCGTTTGCTGCGCACCACCGACGGCATTTACATCTGGGGCAGCCCCAGCGAAGCAGGTCCCGAACGCATTTGGGGTTTGCCGGTCGTCATCACCACCGCCGAAACCGAGAACACTTGTTTGCTCGGCGATTTCCAGTTGTATTCGGAGATCAAGCGTCGCCGCGGCGCGACCATCAAGGTCAGCGACAGCCACTCGGATTATTTCATTAAGGGCAAACTCGCCATTCGCGCCGATAAGCGGCTCGCGCTGGTGATCTATCGCGCAACCGCGTTTTGTAAGGTGACGGGAATCTAAGAACCCTCACCCCTAACCCCTCTCCCTAAAAGGGAGAGGGGAACAAGGAGAAAATATTATGCCTATTATTGAAGGCGGATACGAATTTCAAAACGCAGGGGCGCCTGGCGCTGGCACTGACGAGGTGCAGACGCTGACGATTGGCGGGTCGCCTACGGGCGGGACGTTTAAGTTGGCGTTTGACGGTTTTACGACCGCGCCGATCACATGGAGCGCGACGAATAATACGCTGCGCGATAACGTGGATGCGGCATTAGAAGCCCTGCCGAATATTGGCACGGGCGGCGTGACAACCGCAGTCGGGACGATGACCAACGGCGTGGGCACTTTGACAATTACATTCGCGGGCAATCTCACAAAGTTGGCTGTGCCGCTGATTACGGTGGCGAATAACAGTTTGGTGGACGCGACGCCTGCGACCATTGCGGTGGTTGAGACCACTCCGGGCGCAAGCCCATCCACCAATGAGGTGCAGACGCTGACCATTGCGGCAGGTCCTCCGACCGGAGGAACTTTCCAACTTGAGTTTGACGGCGAGACCACCGCGCCGATCACATGGAGCGCGGTAAATAACACGCTGCTGGCGAATATTGACGCGGCATTGGAAGCGTTATCGAACATTGGCGCGGGCGAGATTGCTTGCGCAGCAACCACATTAACGAATGGCGTGGGCGCGTTGACGATCACATTTAGCGGCGCGCTGGCGGCTACGGATGTGGCGCTGATCACTGTGGCAGATAACAGCCTGACAGGTAATGCCGGTTCGGTGGCTGTGGAAGAGACTACCCCGGGCGTGGACGCGGATTTTCGCGGATGCTCGAAAGGCGCGACGGTGCAAGATGTAACCAATGGCGTGCTGTATATCAATACCGGCACTGCGCTGGCTCCCACCTGGACGAAGGTTGGGACGCAGTCTTAGCCCTGCCCCACCCCTAATCCCTCCCCATCCTTCGGCTATCGCTCAGGATGGAGAGGGGGATTGAGGAAAATTATGACCAGTCTTGTTAGCCCTGCGGATGTGAAGGCAATACTTAATACGGCGATGTCGGATGCGAATTTGCAGACGGTGATTGACCGCGTTGAGGCGCAGATTATCGAAAAGATTGGCGCGCCGCAAGACGACAGTTACACCGTTGAAATCGAGAAGACCCTGCGCGGAGATACTCAATATCTTTTTACGCCTGCGGAGATTTATTCGGTGACGAGCATTGTGGAGGACGGAACCACATTGAGCGCTGACGAGTATCGGATATGGGGCGGCGGCGTGATTGAGCGTTTGCCTGAAGGCGCGTATTGGGGAGACCGCTGTGTGGCGACGTATAAACCGACTGACGATAGATTGAAGCGGGCGCAGGTAATTATTGATTTGGTAAGACTGGTTATCGAGCGGACTGCGCTGAAGAGCGAGAACATCGCGGGCGAGTATTCGTATACCGCGCCGGACAATTGGAACGCGGAATTTAGGAAGGCTTTGAAGCGGTTGACGTTTCAGGTTTTGTAACCCACTCTGCCCCCTCTGTCGCGGGTACGCGACATCTCCCCCAAATGCAACGAACGCATTTGTAGGAGACGGGAAAGAGGAGAAAATAAAAAAGGAGAATTGAGCAATGACAGCACCTACAGCAATTGCTTATCAGCAGATTGTGAGAACCGGGTTGGAAGAGACCCTGGCGGCGGTTGATGGGACGAATGGAAATTCGTTCCAGAATGACGGACGGATGATTTTGCATGTGGCGAATGGGGCGGTTGCGCCGATTACGGTGACGATTGATACGCCGAACACTGTGGACGGTTTGGCGGTGGCGCAGTTGCCGGTTGTGGTGACGAATGGCGAGGAGAGATATATCGGGCCGTTCCCGCCGAATATTTACAACGATTCGAGCGGGAACGTGAACGTGACATATTCCTCGGGCGCGACTGTGACTGCGGCTGTGCTGAGGTTGTAGGCCCCCACCCGACCTCCCCCAAAACCGCGAGAGAGCATCTCGGTTTTGGGGGAGGAGATAGGACAATGACATGAGTATTCAAAGTTTTTTTAATCAGCGATGCACGATTAGCAGACCGACGGCGGAGGTTGCGCGGGACCGGTATAACGCGAATGTTTATTCGGGCGTGACGGTTGGGGCGGAGGTTGCGTGCAGGCTGGTTGAGAAGAGCGTGAAGATTATGAACGAGCAGAGCGCGGAATATTCGTGGATTAAGGCGAAGGTATTACTGCTTCCGGCGGGAACGGATGCGCGGGTAAACGATGAAATCATTATTGGAGATGTGACTTACCTGGCGCAGAGCGTTTTGAGCCGCACGCGCGGAAATGCGGAACATCATTTGTCTGTGGTGGTGGAGGCGTTGAATGTCTGATTGGAAGTTGACGTGGAACGGCGATGAGATTGCCGAGTTGACGCGCGAGAATGTGGCGAAGGCGCTTTCGGAATTTGCGTTGACGGTCGAGGGCGAATCAAAACGCGAGTTGCGTAAAGGACATGGCGTTTTGACGGGAACGCTGCGCCGCTCGATCCATACGGCTTTGCCTGGCTACGATTGGAGCGGCGACGATGTCGAGAATGGACCTGAGCGCGGCGGAAGGAGAGTGGCTCTGTCTGAGACGCGCGTATTACGCATCGAGGTTGGAAGCGGGATGGTGTATGCGATGGCAGTACACCAGGGGCATCACAATTTCAGCGGATACCATTATTTGACGAATGGTTTGAAGCGCGCGCAGGGTAAGTTGCCGAGCATTATCGAGAAGTATAAGGCGAAGCATGATTGACGCGCTGGAAGCCGCGATTAAGTATTTACGAGGGCGCGCTGAGTTGGCGAGCCTGAGCGACCGCATCTCGAACAAGCACCGCTATGGCGAGGAGTGGACGAAGGATGACGCCTCGCTGATTCTAATTTTGGACGACAGCACGCCTGATTGGTACGTGCCGATTTTTGATATTCGGTTTGAGGTGTGGTGCATGGCTGGCAATGACGCGGCGGCGATGGATACGTATCTCAAGTTGGTTGAGATTTCGCGGGACGGCAATCGGTATGCGATTATGACTTCGTCCGGCGAGGCGCTGATTTATTCCTTTTTGCCGGAGAGCGGGCCGTCTTATGTGAATGACCCGGAACTGGCGAAGGTGAATGTGAAGCGCGTGTTGAGTTTTTGGCGGGTGCGGGTGAGCGAGAATGAAATAGCCTAATCACTCCCAGCCTCCCTCATTTTCATCCTTCGACTGCGCTATGCTTCGCTCAGGACGAAAATGGGGCAGGAGAGGAATGCAGGAGATAAAAATTATGGAAGATGCAAAAAAGAATAAGTCTGTGAAGCCGAAGTTGAATAAGACGCCATGGAATACAGGCGGATTGGTGAAAATCAAAATCAACGCGAACCGAGCGATTGCGGGCTTGGGGAAGGCTGGGGACGTGGTTGAGGTAAGCGAATTGGTCGCTAAAAATTTTGTGTCGCAGGGTTTTGCGACGATTGTTGAAAAGGAGAAAACAAACCATGAATAGTTACGCGCTTTTGACAAACGTTGGAAGGATATATATTGCGCCGGTGGGAACTGCGTTTCCGGCGTTGACTGCGACGCCTGCAAGCCCGTGGCGCGATTTGGGCGATACGCAGGACGGCGTGGATTTCAACTCGGACGATAAGGTGGAACTGGTGAGGACTGATCAGCGGACGGGACCTGTTAAGGCGACGCGCTCGGATGAGACGGTGGTGGTCAAGACCAAACTGGCTGAGGCTACATTGGAAAATTTAGCGGATGCGCTGGGCGTGACGCTGACGGATACAGCGCCTGGGTCTGGAACGATTGGGACGCGGGAGATCCCCCTGCATCGCGGTTCTACGGTGGGCGAGTTTGCGTTTTTATTCCGCGGGGATTCGCCTTATGGGGCGTTTCCGGCGCAGTATGAATTGCCGCGCGCGTTTTGCGACGAGGTGGGCGCGCTGAAGTATGACAAGGGCAAGAATGTGCCTATTCCGATGACGTTCAAGTGCCTTGAGGATTTGAACGCGGCTACCGAGAGCGCGCGGTATGGTCGTTTGGTTGCGCAGGATGCGGCGGCGATTTAGCCCGACCCCCATCCCCGGCCCTTCCCCCCAATTCAAAGTGCGAATTTGGGGGAAGGAGACCCCCTCCCGACCTCCCCCATTTTCAAAGAACGAAAATGGGGGAGGAGAAAGATAAGGAAAAAATATTATGGACGATAAGAATGTTTTGAATTTGGACGAGATGCTGGGGCAGAAGAGTTTGAAGGTGACATGGAAGGGGGATGAGTATGTATTGAAGACTTCTACGGATTTGAGCCCGGAGGAGTATATGGAAATTATGGCGCTGGGCGAGAAGTTCACTGGGTTTGCGAACGCGCAGAACAGCGCGGAGGCGGGGAAGGAAATTACGGCGGCGGTGAACCGGATGATGGGAATTGTAGCACCGGAGTTAAGCGCGAAGGGAATCCCGTTTAGCGGGCAGATGCTGGTGTTGACGTTTTGGAAGGAGCAACAGCAACAGGACGCTTCATCAAAAAAGAAACCGGCGAAGTCGAAATAAAGCCGCTTGACTTTGCCGATGTTTTTTCACGGCTTTCATTTTGGTACGGTTTGGATTATTGGACTATTCGCAGGATGCCGCTTTCGGCGATACGGAATTATGCGGAGACGCTGGATAGGCGACAGGCGGAGATGCGGATGATGATGGCGGAGGCGGCGAGCGTGCCGCATTTGGATGAGGCTGCGCACGGCGAATGGGCGCGGAGTATTCGCGAGTATTTTGAGAGCGAGCGACGCGCGGAGATAGTTGCGCCGAGGAAACTTGCTGGCGCTGGGATTCAGGCGGTGTTTGTGCCGCCTGTCAGCGACCCCCCTGTCAGCGAGTACGCTGACATCCCCCCAAATGCAACGAGCAAGAGCGCATTTGGAGGGAGATGATAATGGAGAGAGGTAACGATGAGTAGTTTAGGCGAGGCTGTTTTATCACTGGGGGCGGATGATAGTAAATTAAATGCGGCTTTGGCGAGCGCGAAGAGCAAGGTTGCCTCCACCCTGAGCGGGATGGGCGGAGGCTTTGCGGCTATTGGGAGTTCGTTGAGCAGCCTGGGCGGAACTATTACTCGGAGCGTTACGCTGCCGTTATTGGCGGTTGGGGCTGGGCTGGGGTTGATGGCTACGAATGCGTTGAAAACCGGAGCGGATTTTGAGAAGGCAATGAGCGGGGTATCTGCGATTTTGGGGGCGACTGAGGAGCAGGCAAAGCGGTTGAGCAATATGGCGATCACTTTGGGGATGGACCCGAAGTTGGTTGTTTCGACACAAGAAGCGGCGCAAGTGATGGAGGAACTTGCGAAGAACGGTTTGACGGCTGACCAAATTATGGATGGAGCGGCGCGAAGCGCGATTGCTTTGGCGAATGCGACGGGGACGGATTTTGCAACGGCGGCGCAAGTTGCATCCACGGCGATGCAGTTGTTTAACTTGGATGCGACACAGATGGCGTCCATCGTCAACAATATTACGGGCGTGGCGAATACCTCGCGTTTCAGCGTGGAGGATTTTGCGCAGGCGATGGCAATGGGCGGCGGGGTGGCGGCTTCTATGGGAATTCCGATTGAGGATTTTGCTACCGCAGTAGCGGGGCTTTCGACCAGTTTTTCGAGCGGTTCGGATGCCGGGACATCGTTCAAGGTGTTTCTGCAAAGATTGGTTCCAGAAACTAAAAAAGCAAAAGAGATGATGGCTGACCTTGGCATTGTGACCGATGAGGCGGGTAATCGCTTTTTCGACGCCGAGGGCAACATGAAGAGCCTGTCTGAAATTGCGGGGATATTGCAGGTTGCGTTCAAGGATTTAAGCGACGAGCAAAAAATACAGGCGCTACATACGTTGTTTGGAACGGATGCGATGCGGGCGGCGAATGCGATGGCTAACCTAGGGGCTGAGGGTTTTGATAAATTATCAGAGGCGATGGCAAAGACAGACGCGGCGGGCAACGCGGCGACACGGATGAATAACCTGGCGGGAGCAGTGGAGATTTTGAGCGGGATTGTGGAGGGATTCAAAATTAAGTTTACACAGGCGGTTGGACCTGGTATGCGTTCGATGGTTGAGACATTTTCGGGATTTTTGAGCGAAAATAGCGTGACGATTGAGAATTTATTCGCATCATTAGCAACTGTGTTCGATGGGTTTGCGGCGAATTTTGGGACGTGGCTGAATACGCATGGTCCCGAAGTGATTGCATTTTTCCAGAAAATGATTGATAACCTGCCGAAATTTATCGAGCAGTTGGTGAAGGTTGGGACAACGGCTGCGCCACATTTGCAGAAATTATTCGACGCGTTTATGAACGCAAAGCCTGAAACGATTGTAAAGATTATGGAGGCGATTGCCGGACTGGCTGTGCTGGGTCCCGTATTGAGCGCAATTGGCGGATTTATTACGGCATTGGTTTCGATTGGAACAGTTGCCAGCACAGTGGCAGGCGGAATATCCTCGTTAGCATCGGTATTTTGGAGCGTATCGGTAGCGATTGGGACGGCAATTACAGGCGGAATTTTGCTGCCATTATTAGTGATTATTGGGACGGTGGCTTTGGTGTATCTGGCGTTCAAGAACAATTTTGGCGGGATACGCACCACAGCGGAGCAATTATTTTTTATCCTTGGATATGGAGCGACACAGGCTGTTGAAAAAGTGAGAACGACGTTTGCAGGGTTGGGAACAACACTTTCACAGTTATGGGCGATTATAAAGTTTGGGGCGGAGCAAGGGTGGAACGCAATTGTGGAATACCTCAAGAGCAAAGCAGTTGAGGCGTATACAAATATGAAAAATTTTGTGGCGGACATCCGCAAGACGTTTGATATTGATTGGACGGAGTTGGGGAACCGAATTATTGACGGGCTGGTGGCTGGGTTGATGAATGGGGTGAACGCGGTGGTGGATGCGGCGACGAGCGTGGCGCAGGCGGCGTATAACGCGGCAAAGAATGTGCTCGGAATTCAAAGTCCCTCGAGGGCATTTGCAAGTTTGGGGGATATGAGCGGGGTTGGATTTACGCAGGGCTTGCAGAAGAGTCTTGCGCCGCAGAAGGTGGCGGGGATTATGAACCGCGTAGTGGCTGGGGCTGGACAGGCGGTGAGTAAAAATATGACGAATACGGTGAATGTGTATAACCCGAAGGCGGAACCGGCTTCGCGGAGCGTGGAGAGCACGTTGAAGAAGATGAGTTATATAGGGATTTTGAAACCTTAGCGACCCCACCCCTTGCCTCCCCTATTTTCATCCTTCGACTGCGCTACGCTTCGCTCAGGACGAAAATAGGGGAGGGGGAGTTAGGAGATATTTTATGAGATGGAATTTTGAAGGAACTAATTTAGACGATTTGGGGATTGTGACTTTGGTGTCGGATTCGCTTAAGATGGCGAAGAAGCGCGGGGAGAATATTTTGATTCCAATGCGGGATGGGCGGGTGTTTGTGGAAAAGTTTTATGACCAGCGCGCGATGACGCTGGGGTTGGAGATTGTGAAGGATAACATCGAGGAGTTGGAGACGGCAATTGACGCGGTGAAATTATTGTTTGGAGGAAGAGGGCTGGGGACGTTGACACAGACGCTGGAGAATTTATCTGTGCGGACGATTGAGGCGGAACTGGCAGGAGATTTGGATACGAATCGCACGAGTCCGGGGGCGGTGAAGATGGTGTTGGATTTTATCGCGCCTGATCCGTTTTTTAGAGGGGTATTGGTTGAGAATACGCAGGTGATTAGCGCTTCGCCTACGGCATACACCGTAAATAATCCGGGGACGGCGGATGAGAGGAACGCGACGATTGTGCTGACGGGACCGTTACACAATACTGTCATCACGAACAGCACGACCGGCACGTCGCTGACATATACCGGCACGATAGCCAGTCCGCGCGTGGTGACGATTTGGACGAGCGCCTATGGCGAGTTTTTGGCGTGGGACGATTTGGGAAATAACGTGATTGGAAATATTACGCATGTGGGCGCGGCGGCGCTGTTGGTGTTTGCGCCGGGCGATAATGCGTTGAGCATCACAGACGCGACCGCGACCACAGGAACTGTGAAAGTTACGTTTAATGCGCCGTTTATTTAACCGCAGAGACGCGGAGCGCGCAGAGAGAAAACAAGAGGATTTTTGAATGACTGCATCGGCAAAGATTGAAAAAATAAAGGCGCATTTGGAAGCGCATGGAAAAGTCAGCCGCGAGGAATTGATGAGCGTGGCTGAGATTAAGAGCGTGGAACATTTTGCCGCGCTGTTGCATGTGTTTCGGAAAAAGAAAAAATTATATAGTTTCAAAACGCATGGCGGAAAAATTTCTTATGCGCTGCGCGTGGATAGAATGAGGATGCAATGACAACGCCTGACCCTATTGAGAATGTGATCGAGTTTGTTTTGCTGGATACGGATTTGACCAGCGCGCTGGCGATATTGCCCGCGGCGGACGCTGAGTTGTATATGGAGGTCAACGAGCCCGGCAGCGGCAGTTTGTCTGTGCCTGCGCTATCGAACGCGGCGGGCTTGATTGCTTCGGGGCAATTTGTGAGGGCAACGTTTCGCGGGGATACGATAGGCGGATTTTTTATTGAGAATATCGAGGAAACGTTTGCAAGTTCGGGGGAGGAGGGCGATAGGTGGATGAAGGTTTCGGGAAGGGGCGGGCTGGCGTTGTTGGATGACGCGATTGTGTGGGATAACGGATCATCAGATGCGAGCCGCGAATTCAGCGGGACAAAGGCATCCATTTTAATTATGCTGTTGACTGAGGCGCAGTCACGCTCGGCGCTGACGACATTATCGTGGGATTTTTCAGCGACGCTGGACAGCAACGGCGCTTCGTGGGCAGACGATGAAACGCTTAAATTCAACGCGGGCATATCCATGCTTGAAGTTGTGCGCGAAATCTCATCATTGGGTATTGATTTTGAAATGCTGCCGGATGGCGCTGGCGGATTTGTTTTGAGCGCATACAGCGCAATTGGAACGGATAAATCAAGCACGATTTATTTCCGCACGGGAACGAACTGCGAGGAAATAGAATCGACTGAAGAAGGCGCGGATATTAAGAATGTTTTGCGCGTGCAATACAAGGGCGGGTACACGACTGTTAAGAATAATACATCCATCGCCGCGAGACGCAGGCGCGAAAGTTCGATTGACGCGCAGTTTGCGGCAGGCACAAAGGCGGCGCGGGCGTTTGGGAATTCAAAACTTGTGATAACGAAGGACCCGAAGAGGCAAATTTCAATCAACGTGTATGACGGCGTGAAGCCTTATTACATACAGGATTACGGAATCGGGGATGCCATCACGCTTGATAAGCACGGCGTCGAGACTGAGTACCGCATCCGCGCGGTACGGCTTTCGCTTGGCGAAGGCGAGAAAGCGCATGTGGCGCTTGATTTGAATTCGATGATTACCGAACATCAGATACGGATGCAGCAACAAATTGACGCGCTGATTAATAAGGTCTCGGCTGGCGACGATGCGGGAGAAATCAAGACCGGGTTTTGGGCGGCGTTGGGGCGTAATAGCAATAATGGAAACATCAACTGTATGGCTGCGCTTGGCAGCGATATTTACATCGGCGGACATTTTACAATATTCGGCGGGATAGAAGCGAACAATGTTATTAAATTTGATACGGTAGCGGTAGAATTTTCCGCGTTGGGCGAAGGCGCAGAAAATGGATTTTCTAGCCCCATAAATGACGGCGATGTTTTAGCGGTGACGGTTATAGGAAATGATGTTTTTTTTGGCGGCATTTTTAGATATGCTGGTACGGTAGACTTAGGCAGCGGCTTTATTGCAAAGTGGAATGGATCGGCGTGGTCTGCGTTGGGCGGTGGACTTGGAACATATTGTTATTCTCTTGCGAATAACGGTGTAGATTTATTTGCGGGCGGGTACGGCGCGGGTAATTTTATAAAAAAGTACAGCGGCGGCGCATGGTCAACTATTGGAACGACAGCGGACAGTAGTAAAGGTTGTTATGCTCTCAATTATTCCACCAACGGCAATTTGTATGCGGGCGGGGATTTCCTTGCCGTGTCTGGCGTGCCTGTAAACCGGATCGCAAAATGGGATGGGGCGGTATGGACTGCGCTTGGCGCGGGGTTGAGCGGTCCGTGCTATGCGATTACATCTAATGCAAATAGCATTTATGTAGGCGGAACTTTCGACACTGCGGGCGGCGTGACTGTAAACAGCATTGCGCTTTATAACGGTTCATGGTCTGCATTTGGCACGGGCTTTACATCTCCGGCGGAAGTTGATTCAATTTGGCTTGATGGAGAAGATATTTATGCGGGTGGAGGTTTTCAACAATCCGAGCCGGGCGTGTATGTTAATTCAATCGCTTTTTATAACGGCGAGGGATGGAATAAAATGGGGCGCGGAGAAAACGGCGCGACCATTGCAACAATTGGGCTTATTTCCGGCGCTTGTAAATCAATCGTTATCGTAAATAATATCGTCTATGTTGGCGGAAACTATACGTTGGCGGGCGGGAAAGCCTCGAAACATTTTTCGGCTTTTATCCGAAAATTGGAAGACGTAATCAATAACGTGGAAGCGCGTGGGGGGGATAAATATAATCTGGCGGGTAATGTGCATGGGGCGGCTTCTAAAACTCCGCCAGTGAACGCGGATGAAATTCCGCTGATTGATAGCGTGACTTCGTACACGTTGAAGAAGTTGACCTGGGCGAATGTCAAAGCGACACTAAAAACTTATTTTGATACTATCTACTCTGCGATTGTAACCACTACGCGGGGCGATATGATTCGGCGCGGAGCGATAACAGACGAACGATTTGACGCGAAAACCTCCGGCTTTATCGTGCAGGGAAACGGTACGGATGCGGTGTCAGCGGCGTTTGATTGGGATACCATTTCAGTGGCTGCGGGCGCGGATATGGTGCATTCGCACGCGAACGCGAGCGAGGGCGGCGCGTTGGATTTGAATGTAAATAATCCTCCGTTCTTTTTTGTAGCGGGCGCGTTAGCGACAGGCACGAATATTTTATCAATAGCGTTTGCATCTTTGACAACGGTCGAAAGTTGGTATTTGCTATGCAAGGTTACTGGAATATCTTCATCAACTATTGCGGATATTAACCTGACTGGAACTGGAACTATATTTTCAACGCAGGCAAACCGTCCAGCACTCGCTTATAACGACGCGGATGGGTTGACGATAAGCGGAGCGCCAAGCACGACCGTTTTCCCAGCAGGCTCGATTCTTACGCTTGACATTGACCAGGTTGCGCCTGGCGCAGCCGATATGATTATTGTGCCTAAAGTAACTACAAACGCGGGTGAAGCGTTTACGCCGTCTCATTATCCGCTGCCTGTATTTTTCCCTTCGTCACAAACAAACTGGAACAATATTTCCTCAACAGGCTCGGTTGATTATTATTCTTTTTCAAGCGGCGCGCAAAACGACCAAATTATCTGGAGCGTCAATTTGCCAGCAGGAACCTATACATGGTCATTGCTGCATTTTCGCGCAACTACCAGCGGAATTTATACTCTGTACATCGCAGGCGCATCGGTCGGGACGGTCGATGGATATGGGAGTTCGTTGATTGTCGCAAGCAGCGTGACGGGGATAGTTGTGGCGGGGGGGAATCCTGTGGAAGTGAAAATAAAAATGGCAACAAAAAACGCCAGCGCATCGGCGTATTATGGCGTGTTGTGGCAGTCGTGGCTGGTAAGGACGGGAGCATAATATGATAGTGAATGACACTCAAAAGGGAACTCCCTTTGTAAATTATACAGGGACAAAAGCGGCGATTGAGGCGTTGAGCGGAATCGCTGAAGGGGCGACGGCATACGCGACTGACACTGACCAGCCAGGAAATTACACAGGCGCGGCTTGGAAATGGACGGCGCAAATTCCTGTATCCAGCACTGATGTGGCTATGCCGAAAATCGGAAGCCCGACAATTGATAATCTTGCGGAAGATTTTACAACTCGCGGAAGCGCAGGAGTCATTGATGGGACGCTGACCTACATCGAGGCGGATACTGGAACGTTCAAGGTAAAAGTAAACGCGGGCGAGGGATATATTAGAACATCCAACGACCAGCAAGCGGAACTAAAAATTATTACATGGAGCGCAGTCACTCAAATTGACATCCCCGCGCCAGCGGCGGGTTATGAAACTTTGCGCTACATCGGCATTGAATATAACGCTGGAAGTCCACAAGTGACGGTTCGCACGACATTCAATTGGAACTGGCATAGCGATTTTCCGCTTGGCAGAGTTTCAGTTGACGCGCTGGGTGTGATGCACATTTTGAACGCATACGCACACTCTGAGGATGTGTCAAATCTCACGCGTAAATGGATGCGGCTCAATTTTCCATTTCATAGGGAGGAACCGCCTGAGGGTTCGGGCGGAATTGTAATTGGCGAAACCGGAACGCGAAACCTAACATTATCAGCCGGGTACGTTTGGCACGGCTTTAACCGCTATTATGTCCCCGCGAGAGATACATCAGGCACAGATAGATTTGATTTGCTTTATCGCAGAGCGGGCGGAGGATTTACAGGCACAGCCTCAAATTCCCAATGGCCAAATACGCAATACGACGATGGAAGCGGAACGCTGGCAACAATGACAGTCGGACGTTACGCATGTCTATGGATATATCTTGACCTTGCCGAAGATACAGGCGGCATACCGGGATTCGATGTGGTTTATGGTCGTGGTCAATACACAACATCAATTCTTGCAGAAGCGGAAGCCGCACCCACCATACCCGAACATCTTACATATCATGGAAGATTGATAGCGAGGTTGATTTTCAAAAAATCAGACGCGACCGCTACGCTGATTGAATCTACGTGGACGACCAGTATAGGCACAACGCCTATTTCAGACCACGCGCAGTTATCAAACCTACAAGGCGGAACAGCAGGTGAGTATTATCACCTTACTTCCGCACAGGCAACTGACCTTACAGATGCGGGAGAATCAGCGCTCCATTATCACCAAATGGGAGCGGGAAATAACAGTTACTTCTTCGGAATAAACGACGCAACCCGCGTTTATCTCCCCACACCTACCGGCGCGGAATATGCGAGGTTTTTTAAGTTAGTCGCATCCTCAGACCCGCTATCCAAAATTCAAGCGGCAGATTGGCTGGGAACATCTGCCACATATCTACAAGCCAAATCGTTAGGGTGCAGCGCAACGGTTATTACAGCGGCATCCGGCACGCCATTTACAGCAGATATGAAATACTGTGTCATCAAACATGCGTCCACATCCAACGGCGTAACCAATGCGGGCGTAAGTATTGTCAAAAGCGTTGATAGTTCAACGCAGTTGACCATTGAAAAGGTATCCGGCACAGATTTTGCCAATAGTTATTATTTCTACATCTCCCACAACGAATGGATTGTGCCAACAACAGGCATTTATCTTATAACCACAAAGTTATACCTAAATGCGCCAGTTGACTTGCGTAATTATTTTTACAGCGGATGGTCAGCCGCGAACGGAAGCGCGCCTGCGCGTAAGTTCCTAGTCGCCCTGCAATCAGCCGGAACGTCAGACATGGCGCAGCCTGTCACGAATATGGTTTCCCTCACAAAAGACAATTACTTTTTTATTGCCGGTTCCACAACCGACACCACGAAAGGAACAAATATGTTTGAAAGTCTCGCAACCATAGACCTTATGCTACTCAGGCAAACGGCATGAACGCCATAGATATTTTTCGCGCGCGCACAGCCTTCGGAATGGCAATGTCAGAAGATATAAAATGGCAGGTTATCAAAGCCTATCGCAATGACTTGCTGACGCAATCTGACTGGACTCAGTTGCCCGATGCAGCGCTAACCAGCACAGAGCAAACAGCCTGGCAGAATTACCGCCAATCCTTGCGAGACATCCCCCAAAATTACGCGATCCCCGACGAAGTTATTTTTCCAGAGATTCCAACATGAGCAACGATAAAAAGATTTTAGGCGCGCAAAAGAAAGCCGAGCGCGAGAAAGCCGCCAATCTGCTGGCAGAGTTGAAAGATAAAACCATATCAACAATGAGCAAAGCGGAAATTGATAAATTGATAACTGCGCTTTGTTTGCGACTCGGAATTGCAGATGTGACTGGAAAGATTAAATAAGTTTATCAACCCGCGAGAGCGGGAATTAAATCAAGGAGTTTGAGATGTATAACGATAAGTATGTATTTGAATTCAAGACGGCTGAGGTTCTGCGGATCCAAAATATGGCGACCCTGACAGCTGCCATATTTGCGCAGCATAACGACAATGGCAAGCGCCACCTGCGCAAAGACTGTGATGCCACGCTCAAAATTCTGCGCGAGGCGGAGGCGTTTGTCAACGCGAACATTGGCAAGACGCGGAAGGGAATCCCGACTGTGTATGATGTCCGCAAGAACGTTCACAACTTTGCGAATCCGCCATTTCGCCCGGATGATTTGACCGAGTATCGTCTCGCCCGCGCGGTCGAATCGCTGGAACATATCTATACTCAGTTCAATGTCGCCGAGCAAGCCAAGACGGTTAATGTCGTTTTGCAGAACACGAACGGCGGCGGAAAGGTCAAGGCTGAGTTGAAGGTCTCGGAGATGTACGACCGCGTGAGGTTTGTCCTTGCAGCGCTGCGGGATAACGTGCAGTTCTGGGATGAGCAGATCAAGTAA